GTCAGCTGTATAAAGCCATTAAACACGCTAATTGAATCTTTTAATATTGTTGCCTCACATTTTCTGTTTGGATCAAAATTTCCAAATTGTGTGACCTTGAAATAAAAGTTGAAGAAAGTGTTGTTTGTTGTTGTTGATGGAACACGGAATGAATAGGTGTGATCACCTTTGTTTGATTTGAAATCCTGAATATCCTTGAATTGATAATTTGCCGTAATTGGCTGATCACCTTCAAGATCCAAAAATACAATGTTGTTGTCCTGTGAAACTACTCTGATTTGTGTTCCCATAATTTATGATAATATGGTTTTATATTTTGGAAGTGCAAAGCTGAATTTTAATTCATATTTATACAACCCTGTTTCCTTTTCACCTTTTAATTTCATTGTGCTTGTTTCCAAGATCAATGCCTTTGAATTGACACCATCTAATAAATGAATTTGTGGTGACATGACCAAGTCTTTAATCATTTCAATCTCATAGTCTTTCAAATAATCTGTGTGCAAAGTGAATGTTTCATCATATGAAACTGATGATGTTCTTGTTCCCTGCTTTGCCAACGTAGGTGAATAGTTTGAATCAAGATATACACCACCACTTGATGCAAATGAATCTTGCCTTGACAATGGATTTATTTCAATATTTGTTCTGTTGATTTTTAATTCACTTGTCTTTTCCTTGTTAAATGTTTTGTATTCCCATGCTCCAAATCTGTTCATGAATGCAATCCTTACCTGTTCATATTTATCACAATAATTGATCACATTAAATCTGTATAGTTTTGACCTATTTGTTGTAGGTGAAACTGATCTGACCTGTAATGTATAATATGCAATATTGTCAATTCCACCAATTGCATTGTTTGGAATGTTACCTGTATAAGATGCTTCAGTTGTGTCAACCCTGTTTAGGTTTGCCAATCCTGATCCAACAAACAGGAAACAAGATCCCCTTTTTAACGATGGATCTGTTGCAACTGAACCATATGCTCCACCTGATCCTGATGTGTTGTCTATTGTCATAAAACCAATGTTGACACCTGACTGATCATAGTATAATGCATGAATTTGTTCCGGAAATGCAAAAGTGTTTGCAGGACACCTATTCAGAAATGACAATGTGTGAAATTCATTTTTTCCAATTTCAACAATTGGCTGACCATTAACGATGTTGTAATTTGATGATAAAAATTGTTTTTGATCCCCTGACAATACATAATCTGACCAAAAGTCATCATATTTTGTCACCACAGGATCTGATTCATTTGCCCTACCCCAAAGAAGAAATATATCTTTTTGAACTTCTGATGATGGGATCTTGACAGGAACGCCTGTTGATGTTGATGAATTCATTTCATAAAACTTCAAATCCAAGACCTGTGCATTGCCCCTAAATTGATCAAATCCTGCAAATTTATTTATTCCCCATGAATAGATCTCTGACATCCCTGAAGATGGGTTTGGCAATGTGTGAATTGTGCTGATCTTGTTAGGGACTGAAAGTGTTGGATCAACATCTGTCAATGTAGCTGAATTGATTTTTGGTGTGACAATGGTTTGATAAATGTCTGATAAATTATAAATGACATTGTCATTGCCATCAAATTGATTGACAAATGAAATTGTTTTTGTTTGTGGTGTCACCCCATTATCATGTAATGTGTATGTCAATTCCAAAAGGACTTTGTGGTTGAATGTTCCTGCTCCTTTTGTCACATTAACAACTGCAATGTTTTCATTTGATGCAATGTTGAAATTGTCGCTATTTATACCTACGGATATGCTCATGTCTTAAATGTTTTTATGTAATCTAATGCCATCGCAACAGCTACCTTACCACCCTGCTGTGGGATTGCTTGTTCAATTGCATCTTTGAAATAATTCCTTGCCGACAATCCTTTTGTGGCTATTGCCTTACCGATTAAAAATGATGCTTGTTTTTTCGCTTGTTCTGTATTCTTCACAAATGATCCTGTTCCAAGATCACGCAATCTGACAGGCTTTGATTCCATCCATCCGGCAACAATACCTTTTGGTAAATTCTTTGCCTTGAATTGAAATGGTGAATTCTTTGCTGATGGTTTTGTACTTTCAGATCCCTTGACACCCTGCTCCATAAAAGATGCATATGGCATTGTTGAAGTGAATTGAAGATCAAAACCTGAAGCAAATGTTCCCTTCTTTGTTCTTTTTTGTTTCACTCTATATGCAAGTGATTTTGACAATGCACCTGTGTTATTTGTCACACGCATTTTGCCATCAATCTTCTGCCTTGCACCAAGATTTATCCTTGCAAGTTTTAACACCCTTGCACCAAGATTATTCATTTCCTGTTTTGTGCTTCCTATCATCTGTAATTTAGCCAATTCATTGTGTTGATGATGTTCTGTGTTGTCATGGATTCAGAAGTAAAAAATAATTCTTGCATCACAAATTCAGTATATACACCTGTTCCTTTTGATCCAATTCGAAACGCTTGATCTGTCAAGTCTAATGTCTGATTCAATGTCCCAACTGCAAAGGTGTCATTTGAATAATACAACTTTGTAGATGATGAAGTGAATTCAATCGCAATTGTTAAGGGTTGAATTCTTTTAAGCTGTGTCAATGCATTTGTTCCATCCATAGGAAGGACAGGAAAATCTGTTTCCACCGGTGGACTTCCAAATTTAAACAATGCAAGTTTTCCGGATGTTGTTGTATTCAATCTGATTTCATCATTGTTTCCAAATGACAAAATTCTTTGTGTCTGTGTTTCTACTGAATACCTTCCGAAGTCTTTTATTTTAAGAAATAAAATTCCATTTTCATTTGCCAATATTGGATGCTCCAAATAGCAATCCGTGAAACCTAAATCATCCAAAAATCTGAAACCATTTTCAACCCTATCAAATGACACCCCACTTCCGTTCAATTGCAATGTGTTTGATCCACTTAATTTGTCAACGAATGGTGCTAATGAAGTAAGTGTTTGACCGGAACTGCCCATCTTATTTTGCTTTTCCATAGTTGAATACCAAACATAATTGTTTGATGGTGCTGATGGTGGCAATATGACATCTGTGTGAAATTGTCTTTCAGGATTGTAATATGGAATATTACATGCAGTCACCTCATTTGGTGTGATCACTTCAAATGATGTTGTCCATCCTGAACAATTGTCCGGCTGTGTGTCAATAAATGGTGTTGCAACAATTGGAAGATCCATTGATATGTTGGTGTCTTCATTAATGAAATATTTTCCATCAGTCAATTCCTTGCAAATATCTTGTAAAATAAGCAATGCATCAGACAGGCATGTGGCTTCATTGACCATCTTATTTGTTGATGTGTTGTATCTGTCAAATATTACAACATCAAATCCATATGTGATTGTTTGATCATCAATTGCTGTTCCTGTTGGTGTCAAATGCAATGCCGGATATTTTGTGAATTTTTCCAAGTCAAATAAACTTAGTTCACCATAAGTGAATGAATTTATCTGTTGATGTCTTTCACACATTACATCGAAATATTGAATAATAGCTTTGTATGTGATCATAACTTGTTTTGTTTCTTCCTCATTTCTTTTTCTCTTTCTCTTTGACGATCTGCATCAAGTGATAATTTTGTCAATGCAAACATCAAAGGCAATTCTGTTATTGCTTCAAATTTTAAGATGTCACCATTTGCCAATCCATCAATTACACCAAACCATCCATATGATGATGTTGCATTTGGTTTGCCTCCACTTCTGAAGACCGATGAATATTGTTTAGTTGTTCCCTTCCTAAATTCCAAAAAAAAACAGCAATTGCATTACCCACATTTATAGATAGTTTGCTGAACTTATCTGCATTGTCTGAATGCTTATCAATGTCATATGGTTCAATGTCATATCTGTTGCCCTGTGTCCTTGTAATAGGTCTATAAAGCACAGACATCATCTTTGCCATGTCATTATCCTTTGCATATGTTTCAATGTCTACAAATTCCCCCATTGTGATCTCATCAATCTTTGGATGTAATCCATACATTGTTCCTTCAATGTTTATCTTGTTAATGATCTCTTTATTTATTGGATTGCCTATCAGCTTCTGAAGACTACCTTGAATATTTTGCAAGTCAGACAACTTCATCACCTCCACCACAGATTCATCAATGTCACACAATGTACTTATTGTCTTGACAATTATCTGATGATTATCTTCCAATTCATTGACAGCATTATTGTACTTCATGAATTTTTGAATACTTATTTCTGACCAATCAGTCGGAATAGAGATTTCAAATGTTTTCTTCATCTTATAAATTTAAAGGTTGATTTCTTATTATTTCCTTTCAAAAGGCATAGACACCATAGTTACCTTTCACCTCATACCACATTCTCATCATCAATGCATCAGCATAATCCGGTGATCTTCCAAGTAATGATTTTATTGTGTCCTTTGGTATGATCGACAACTTCTGTGTGTCCTTATCAATCTTATCCCTTTTGATGATTTCAAGTTCTTCAATGATGGCTTGTTTATGTGCTTTGTCTTTTACAGCTACTTTTCCTTGATTGACTAATTCAGCCAATTTGAAGAAACATTGTGTTTTTAAGTTCTGAAAGTTTTCATTCTTTAGTGCTTTGCTTCCATTGACAAATCCTTTGCATCCGGATATACCATCCTTGACACCACCACCAACACCATCTTCATCCACAATGATGTGTGATCTTTGAACACCATTTTCAATTGACATCTTGTTTATCTGTTCAATTGTTGTTGTTACTGATGATTTTGCCAACGAAACAATCTTTTCAGCTGTCAACCCATTCCATAAAATTATGATGGTTTTATCTGCTCCAAATCTTGCAACATCACAGGTGATATATTTCAATGATCCTTCCAACTTGTTTGTGAACATGTCATGGATTGAATCATAATCAAATAACAATGCATCATCTTCATTATATTCCCAATCACCCAACAGAAGTCTTTGCCTTGACACCTTATCAAGTTTTTCAAGCTGTTTGATATAATGTTCTGATATTTCTGTATTGTCCCTTACAAGTGATTGAATGAATTTCCTGTGATCAACCATTCGATCTTCTTTGTATGGCTTGTAAAATTCTGAATACAACCATGTCTTTGTTGGATTGCAAGTCATCAATGTCTTTGGAATGAGATCGTATTTATCCAATTTGAACCTGATCCTTGAATTCAATATGTTGACAGCTTTCTGTGACACCTCTGCACATTCATCCACAAATGCATCTGTGATTTCTAATCCACCCAATGAAGTGAAATCAGGATCTGAAGGATATAGAAATAAGTCTTTCAAATAGATGATTGAATCATTGAAAAAAGTGATGGTTGATTCCTGTGCATTATAATTGAAATGTTCATTTGGTTTCAACCCACAAAAATCCTGTGCCACCTCAAAGAAGGTGTTTAATGTTGTTGCCTTTAGATTCTTCAGCTTTGATCTTCCAATGACTGACCTTGTTCCGGCATATGTCAATCTTCTTTGTATTTGCCATAGACAACCTGTGAATGTTTTTGAACCTCCTGCACCACCCCCAAATAAGACTTCTGTTGTTGTCTTATCATTTAGGTAGTTGAAACATTGTACTTGTTTCGGAAATAGTTCAATATCAATCTTGTTGTTCAATTTGCTTTGGAATTAAATTGATGGTGACTGACTTATCTGTGACTTCTGCTTTGACTTCTGTCCTTTGTAATTTAGGAACAATAAATTCAGCCATCTTGATCATGATATTCAATGCCCTTTCAGGATCTTCATTTGCTACATCAGACAACCATATCTTCATATTATCAAGATTGTCAGTCATCAACATTTCAAATGCCTGTCTGATTTCATGTGTTGCCTTGTTTGGCACACCCTTTCTTGATCCTGCTAATTGATTCCCTTTTGCAAATGGCATGACTAATCCTTAAAAGTTAAATAGGCATAAAATAGATAAAGACCTACAATGACAATAACCGAAAAAAATGCTGTTGTTGTTTCCATCAGTTTATGTCTTTTGAAGTCACTATGTCATCCATGGGTCTAATGTCTTCCGGAATTACATCCATCAATTCAAGCTGATCAATACCACTTTCAAGTTTATCTTTGAAGGTGATGGCTGTTTCAATTGCCTTGTCAAGTGCATATCCTTTGCATATACCTTTTACATAAGATACAACACCTATCTGATCAGGAAATACTTCTTCAATTAATTTGAAGAAATCAACCCTTCCATTTGGCAGTCTTGGTGTTTCTTTTTGTTCTGTTAATTCGCTCATTGTTTTTGTTTATTTATTTGTTTGCTGTGGGAGGAAGATTCGAACTTCCAAAAGGACATTTCTGTTTCCCTCGCCTTCGAGACAGGAAGGTGTGTTTGCCAATTCCACCACCCCACAATTTATGATCCACATGCTTCACAATCTTCATCATCAATATCACAGACATCCGGCTGAACTTGATCTGTTAGATCATCAATCCAATTATCCCATGTATCCCTTGCAACTTTTTCATTCTTCTTCTTCTGTTCTTCTTTTTCTTCATTGCTCATTGTACTGACTTTTTAAAATGATTTGTAAATAGTGTATTGCTTTTTTGATGTCTTCTGATCCATTCTTTGATTTATGCCTTGATACATATTT